GTAGCCTTATGCTCTGCTCCGCAAATCTTGCATCGTAGTTTAAGACCCATTATTCTTTCTCCTGTTCTACCCCAAGTATGTGCGCCTCGTAGCCCTTGGGGATTTCGCAAATAAATTGCGGTCTAAGAGGATGCTGTAAAGCCTGCTCTACCGGAAGCCTTACTTCACGGATAAAGGTATCTTTGGTTTGTGGATGCACTAACATCAAAACAAGTACGTTACCCATCATTACTCCTTCAATAAAACCTGAATATCGCTTAAGGCTTCGCGGATCATGCAACGTGGATATCTTAAGACTATCCAGCCCAGTAAGGCAGCCGAGTTATACTTCTGACAATCCGCAATAAAACCGCTTCCCCTGGTATGCCTTCCCCGGGTCCAGACCGCGCCTTCGCACTCAATCGCTATCTTCCTCTGCGGATAAGCAAAGTCAAAACGCCATTTCCTTTCAGGATGGAATCTGTACTCTGGCTCAGGCATAGGAAGTCTGGCCGCTTTTATCCGGAATAGTAGTTCTTTCTCAAATCCTGACTGTTTCCTCATTTCAACCTCATTCCTGCAAGTATCTGCGCTATAGCTGGCGCTACCGGAGCACGCGCTTCAGATCTTCTGGCCTCGCTTTCTTTCACGTTCTGCTCTGCATTCCAAGCTTCCCACTCCCTTTGAGTAGTTACGATAAGCCATGGCCAGAGCTTCTTTACTCCAGGCTTATTCCGGGCATAGCTTGCGCATATCCTATTGATAACCGCTTCCGGTATCTCTACCCCTTTGGTTTTTTTAAGTCTGCCTAAGAGCTGGTAAATATTGAATTCCTTACTGACAGTTTTTAGTTCTTCCTGAGTTTTATCTGAAAAAGCAGCCCAATAGGGCTGTGTTTCTTTATTCTTCTCTACTCTACTCAACTCTACTCTACTCAGGGGTAGTGCTAACTTACCACTACGGTAGTCCTCCTGTAGTGTCTTTGGGGGTGTGGGGTATTTGCGTTTTGAGGGATGGTTTATTGTTTGGTGCTTCGGCATGGTGGGACACCACAACCAGCGCTTCCCTTCGGATTCAAAAAGGAAGTACCGGCGCATTGTTATTATCTCTTGTATAATAGCCCCCACATCGATGTCATCGGCAGGAAAAATCTGTCCTTTCAACATAAAAACATCGTAAGGCAATACCCCTGTTTCGTCGTCCATGTGACACCAACTCAGTATGTAGAAATACCTGGCGGGAATAGAAAGCTGAGCTATTTCCTGCTCTAAAGGGTATACTGGATCAATCTGTCTTTTACGAGCCATTCTTGCTCCTTGAATATCTTTTGCGTTAATCTATGGCTATTAGCCCACTTTAAGTGACCACAATAGCTTGCGACGGAATCTTTTAATTTCTCTGGTATGCCTCTAAGTTCTTTTATCTTCTTCTTCAGGTTATTGATCACCCTGCGCCGGACCAGGATATACCGCGGCCTAATGATGTATCCCAAGAAGTCTATCCCATTGAATATCGGCTGTAGCTTCTGCCTCCTGGGATGTAGCTGTAGATGTAGCTTCATTAAAAATTCCCTGATTTCTTCTTTCCAACGCAGGAGTTCTTCTCTGTCTTGGCTTAACAGCACAAAGTCATCCACATAGCGCAGGTAATAATGCGCCTTTAGGGTGTGCTTGGCGAATTGATCAAGCTCATTCAAAACTACGTTAGCAAAGAATTGACTGCTAAGATTGCCAATAGGCAGCCCACGCCGGTTCTCTTTCCCAAACAGGCTTTTATTGTTTGGTATATTGGACAAAAGCGTCTCTGGAGATCTGCGAAAATAAGAGGTAGTACAATCCCAGAAGATCACCTTTTCGGTAAGCCACAAGACATCCGGATTTTCGATCTTCTTTCGAAGCAACTCAAAGAGAATATTTTTGTCTATTGAAGTGAAGAAGTCTTTGACGTCCAACTGCAGGTAATAGGCGCGAACGTGGCCGTTCTTGGTGATCCTCCGCAAGAAGGTCTGGAGACGCAGGACGGCCTTATGCGTGCCTTTATTTAGACGGCAGGCGTAGGAGTCATGGATAAAGATTGGCTCCCAGATTTTCTCAAGTTCTTTTACGAGGATGTGGTGTACTACGCGGTCTCTGAAGTCTGCGGCGAATATCTCACGCAGCTTGGGTTTGCGTGCTGCGAAAAGAATGGAACGCGAAGGGTGGTAAAAATGGCCTTTGAGCTCATGTTCTAACTTTGCGATATTCTCTTCGGCGTTTATCTCAAAGCGCAGGGCGTTGAAGGTGTTACGCTTCTTGCTGCGGCATTCAAGATAGCACTGATAGATGTTTCTGTAGGAGAATATCTCGTCTTGTAATCCTCTGGCTGAAGCGGACCGGACGCACATAGTTATTGTTGTCCTTATCGTTGTTGTTCACGTTGCCGTTCTTAATATTCACGATCCAGGCGTTGCCCGGATTGTCAGCTGCTGCTTGCTCACTCACTTCTTATCTTCAGGAGCAGATCCTTACGGTACTGCTCCTTGTGTTCTTATACCCGTAGGTGGAGAGAGCGCCCAGTGAGTTACAAAAACGCACCCTTTCTCAAGGTTTACCGCTTGAGGAATTCTGGCACTTAGACCACCCTTCGCATTGCTTTAATACTTCAAGAACCTTTTTGACTGCTACCTCAAAGCTGTGGAAGTTATGAAATGCGCGCACCTCTTTGCTTAAGTGCAGGAGAACCTTTATTGCTTCCAGTTTGGCAATGGCCTGCACCAGACGTTCTTTCCTCTCTGCTTTCTTGTTGGCTGCTGCGATGAGAAGGAGAACGTCACAAGATAGGTTGACGAGCTTTGCGCCGATAGTATATTTATGGCGCTTGGCGAAGTGACTAACCACGTCGTCAAAATACCTGGCGAGGTCTAAAGCCTTCTTGTAAACTGGAAGGTTCTCGTATGCGCTCATTTAATCTCCAAAATTGTCAAAAAGTCTAATTACTGGCTGAAGCGGACCGGACGCACATAGCTATTGTTGTCCTTAACGACGTTGTACACGTTGCCGAACATAATATTCACGATCCAGGCGTAGCCCGGACCGTCAGCTGCTGTGAGGTCTTCGTCCGTCCAGTGCCAGTCGTCGGTCTTTAACTCAAGCACTTTGACCGCATCTATGACAGCCGGATTATACTTCGTGCGGTCTCTAAGGGTTTCCCACTCAAACACGTTGAACATGCGGCAAAGCGGATAATTCTTGTTAGCTAACGACGCGGAGTAATCCCTTCCCTGTTGCCAAGGGATATGCTTGTAGAGCTCGACAGGAGAAACCTCTACCTTTCTCCTGTGCAGAAGGCTTAAAAACTCATCCCTGAACCAACCGTCAGGGAGCTTCTTTATGCGGTTGACGTCGTTCTTTAACACGAAGAAATCCGCGCCAGCGGAGACGATCTTCTTGGCGGACGGTAAAACAAACCCTGCGGTCATTATGTCCTTGGCTATGCCCGGTATATCTATACGGTCTTCCAAAATCCTCTCTACCTGTCTCTGTTTCACGCTTCCTCCTTTTTTAGTCTTCCTGTTCTGGTTCTTCCGGTGACGTTCCTTCTTTTACCCTGTCAAGAAACTGAATATTCTCGACGTGTATCTCTATTACCGACATTTTCTTGCCGTCTTGGGCTTCCCATGATCTTGTCTGTAAACGGCCTTCTACAAAGATATGGCTGCCTTTCTTAAGCTGATTAGCGCAGTTTTCTGCGCGCTTCCCCCAGACAGTCGCGGTAATAAAGACAACCTCTTCTTTGTCCTGGCCGTCTTTTCTCTTGATAAGAATATTGGAGGCAAGCCTTAAGTTGCATACTGCGGTGCCTTGGGGGGTGTATTTTAACTCGGGGTCCTTGGTTAAGTTGCCAATGAGAAGCGTTTTATTTAGCATCAAACTCTCCTTTAATCGCTGAAGCCAATGTAGCTATGCGTCTTGTAATAGCTCCAAGCTTCTCTCAAAAACTCTTTTATCCTCTTCCACATTTGACTCTCCTACAGTAGGTGCAGCTGCTGTTCTCTTACGTTCTCTGTCTGCTCTTGGTAGATCCTCACGGCCCGGACGTGGCTGCACTCTAATCCTTTACGCCCACGCTGGCAATTACAGATCAACTGGCCAAAGTGTTCTTTTATGGTGTAGGTAGTGATGTTATAGCCAGGAATCGGGAGGCATTGGTAGATGCCATCGGTTACCTTACTAATCTTCCCCAACTCCAGCAACTTTCTTACCTTCTGATCTACTGGCTGAGCAAATGTTTTTGTTCTTGCATCATAATGCTGAATAGTCTCAACCACTTCTTTGCCTCCTTTCTACAATATGAGCCAGCGTCGGGATTTTACCCTCTCCATGGAAATACAGCAGGTTGCTTTGTTAACCGTAAAGTTAAACTTCCTAAAGAACGACGCTTGCGCGTACGCTGGCCGCATATTATTCTTGGTTATCTGCATAAGCTTTACTCACCTCGCGGATAAGCTTATTTGCTTCTTGGATATTGGGTATTTCTTCAACCTTGCTGTAGCCTAATCCACCCAATATGTCGTTAAATCTCTTCTCGCCTATCTTCTGCTTTGAACTCAAAATGCTATCCAGAACGTTCTTCGGCAAAGAAGACGTTATTACCGGCTCTTCCTTCTTCTCTGTTTTTTCTGGTATTGCCGCCACTTCAATCGCAGGTTCTTCCCAACTGGTGGTATCCGGAAGATCCATGGCGCTGTCTATGCCTTTGCGGTATTCTCGACTGGTCTCGTCTACTGCGATGGCGCGCTGCAGCTCTACCGATAAAGGCAAAAGCTTGGCAAGCTGGATCAATACCGTCTTCATGCACATAGCGTCTGGGTCCTTATTCCATGGCGAATCGCCAAAGAAACTGTTAGTCTTTTTATCGTAAGTTTTGCTATGCCGCTTGCCATGCTCAATACATTCGGCCTTGGACATAAAGCGGAAAACACAAGCTCCGCCTTTCATCTTGGCTATGGCGTAGTAACCGATGACCTCTCCACGGTCTCCCAATGCCGGCTTATGTCGGATAAAACTGTTGGTCCCGTACTCATAGGCGAAGTCGTCATTTGCGTGTACGGTCTGCATCTCTATAGAGAGAGCTGCTTCATGCCTATAGAAAAGTTCTGCCAAGCCTTTATAGCCAATGAGCGCTTGGACTTCGAGAAAACTTTTCCATTCTTCCCTGCCGTTTATTACCATTTTCTTATTGTTCTTAAACGGCAGTAAATAGGCGCGGCCAGCTATAGGCTCAAGGCCTATCTGCGCAAGTACAAATAAGCTGCCCAAGAAACTTTCCGGTGTACATTGAGCCAACTTTGGATTCAACCTTATTGATGTCAATGCTATCCTTACCAACCTTTCCGGATTTAGGTGTGCCGGCAAAGCTTGCCCAAGCTCTTTTGCCGACTGTTTGATTAATGTCACGAGGTTCGCCTGTTCTGGCGCTTTCTCTAATGCTTTCCCCACTTCCTTTTGTGTAGCCATAACTTCCTCCTTACTTTTTCACCGATACCCTCAATACTCTCTTACTCGTCAGTTTTGAATACTTCTCGTAGAGGCCAGGTTCCTCTTTTTTAAGTAGTTCTACGTCAATCCTCCTCTCTTCCTGGTTCTTCCAACTTATTTTATAATTAGCTGTTACGCCCATTTCATAAGTCGTAAGCATCGCCTTCAAGGTATTTTTTTGCTCGTCAATTTCTTTCTTCAATACCTTTTCATCTGCTTCCAGCGAGTCTATGCTTTCACATATCCGGCTTGCGTCGTCGCCAAGTTCAATGACGCTTTCCTCAGTAGCTTTAGGGTATAAAGCATAAAGAACGTCTCCATCCTGCGCCTTGATAGTCATAGGCATCTGCCTTTTCTCTACAAACTCTTGCCAGAAATAAACCTCTTTTCTGATGATGTCTTTGATCACCTTCTCGTCGCGTATTATCTCTTTCCATTTGAAATCTTGGTTACCGATAAGAACGGCGATGTACCCCTTAGTAAAACCGCCTATCGCCATCTGGTGCAGTACTTGGATGATGTATTCCTGCGGTATCTCTTCTCCGCGCCATTCGCTGGCTTTCCAAGCAGAGGTTACCTTGCACTCCAAAACAGATTTTTCTCCTACGATCCTACGGTCAACATTGGCGGCTAAGAACGGATAATCAGGATGGTATAAGGTTTCGTTAACGCGCTGCACCTTTTTGCCGGTCTTCTTCATAAACCTTCTTGCAACGTAGTCCTCTAACTCGTTTCCTAACTCAACCGCTTCACTATCCAATTCTTTCGGTTCAAACTGCCTTGTCTTAATAGCCCATACCTCAAGCGGAGTTTTCCAACGAGATAATCCCAAGACACCGGCAGCATCGCTTGAGCCGAGATAATTAATACGTTCCTCCAACTGTTTTTCTGTTAACATTTAAGCCTCCTTAGTACCAGGTCTCGTGCTTGCCCTTGCCCTCGCACTCCGGGCATTCCACAACGCCATGGTTCCTTTTCAAAATACGGCATTCCCTGAGCAGATCCCTGAATCCAAAGCCATAATTTTGCTGGAGATATTCAAGATGTTCCCGAAGGTTATCTTTATCTATTGAGACTTTACCTCGCCCATCGCAACGCAAACACCACTCGTATCTAACCTTATAATCCGCAACGCTGTTTCCTGTGCCCGGTAACATAAAACTCCTTATTTCGGCTGCGCCAGTAATTTCTGAACTTCTGCCTTAGCGAATCTTAACTGGCGATACTTGGGATTCGGCTTTACTGGCTTAAGCCCAGGTAAAATTTCAGGCCAGTTATTCTGCACGTACTTCCTACTAAGATTAAGCGATTCAGCGATCTCTTGAGTACCCATTGTGTCAAGAAG